GATCCTGAAATGGAAGAATTGCCAACAGATTACTTGCACGGTGTTGACTTCAACATTAAGAAAACAAGTAAAGGTGGTTATGCAGATTACTCAACTAGTAATTGGGCACGTAAAGAATCACCATTGAATGAAGCAGAACAAGCCGCAATTGAAGCACATGGTTTGTTCAACTTAACAGACTTCTTACCTAAGAAGCCCAATGAAGCAGAGTTACGCATCATTAAAGAAATGTTTGAAGCATCAGTAGATGGTCAACCTTTTGACAATGAGCGTTGGGGTAGTTACTATCGTCCTTGGGGACTAGAAGCACCTGCAGGAGCGACCGCGGATAAACAAACAGCTACTACTGAAACTAGAGCACCCGCAACTGCACCCGTAGCAGAAACTTCAGCACCATGGGAAGATGAACCCGCAACAACAACTGCACCAGTTAGTGTACCGGCATCTGGCACATCAAGTGACAAAGCACAAGACATTCTAGCAATGATTCGTGCTAGACAAAACAAGTCTTAATAGGTACTAGGGGCTACGGCCCCTTCCTAAGGAGAACTAGATGACACTACCAGACGAACGATACCGTGCCCTAAAGCAGGGTAAAAAACTATTGGAAGAATTATGTGATCCAGGCAAGACACCCAGAGTGCCAAGTCTAATAAGAGATAAAGCAAGGACCGCATTACGACATTTTCCAAATGATAATGAACTAGAACGTATTGCGGATAACTGTCCAGAATACCTTGACAAACAACCGATTAGTGTATATACTAACGGCATACACAAACAATAAGGAATGATATGAAATACCTAGAAAAACTTACAAAAGTAAATGAATCATTTACTATCAATCGTTATGATAACGGCTTTATGATTGAAGTCGGTGGTCGTGATAGTGAAAGTGATTGGAAAAACTGCAAGATTCTTTGCACTACTAGTGAAGAACTCTTTGCAGTAATCAAAGAAGCACTTGCTATGGAAGTGGATAATTAAAATGGCAAAACCCTTTGACGTAAGTAAATTCCGTAAGGATATTACAAAAAGTATTGAAGGTCTATCAATAGGATTTAACGATCCCACTGATTGGATCTCGACAGGAAATTATGCTCTCAACTACCTCATTAGCGGTGATTTTAATAAAGGCGTACCTCTTGGTAAAGTTACTGTTTTTGCCGGAGAGTCAGGCGCCGGAAAATCATTCATCTGCTCAGGAAACCTCGTCAGACACGCACAACAACAAGGAATCTTTGTAGTCTTAATTGACTCAGAAAATGCCCTTGACGAAGCTTGGTTACACGCACTTGGTGTATCTACAGAAGAAAATAAACTATTAAAACTAAATATGGCAATGATTGACGAAGTAGGAAAAACTATTTCTATGTTCGTTAAAGATTACAAAGCACTACCGGAAACGGATCGTCCTAAGGTATTGTTTGTGGTTGATTCATTGGGTATGTTATTAACTCCCACTGATGTTAATCAGTTTGAAGCAGGTGATATGAAAGGTGATATGGGTCGTAAGCCTAAAGCACTAACAGCACTTGTTCGTAACTGTGTTAATATGTTTGGTTCATTGGGTATTGGTTTGGTAGCTACTAATCACACATATGCTTCACAAGATATGTTTGATCCAGATGATAAAATCTCAGGCGGTCAAGGTTTCGTTTATGCAAGCTCTATTGTAGTTGCTATGAAGAAATTAAAACTTAAAGAAGATGAAGATGGTAATAAGATTAGTGATGTGCGAGGTATTCGTGCAGCCTGTAAGATTATGAAAACTCGCTATGCGAAACCATTTGAATCTGTACAAGTTAAGATTCCTTATGAAACAGGTATGAGCCCTTACTCAGGATTATTAGATATGATTGAGAAGGCCGAACTTGTTAAGAAGGAAGGCAACAGTTTAGTTTATACAACACTTGATGGCGAAATCATTAAACAGTTCCGCAAAAAGTGGGAAGCTAACGACAGTGGATGTTTGGATAAAGTAATGGCAGAGTATGCACAAAAATCAACAACAAAGATAAGTACTGTAACACCTGAGGAGGAGGGTACAGAATGAGTTTAAATTTTGTTACTGAAGTATGGGATGCATTACGAACACATATTGATTTCAATGACCGTAGTGATGCTGCCGATACTTTGATTAATCTGTTGATTGATAATAATTACGAAGCAAGTGATATTAAAGATTCTTTTAAGAATGACAAAGAGGTACTTAAAGCATTAAAAGGTTATACTGACCAACACGATGCCGAAGAGTATGAAGAATATGATGAAGACGAAGACCACGAAGAATGGGATTAAATGTCAAATTGGTACACAAGGGTATCACAAAATTTAAATGTGATACCTGATTTCATCTCTCATTTTGAGAATGAATTATTATCTGCAAAAAGTGAAGTAAAGGTATATGGTAATGTTGAAAAGAACATTGCCGCTATTCCCGGAGTTACCGAACATCGTTTCAATCAACTACAAGAGATAGAAGCAGTATTGAACTATCTCAATATTAAATTACGGCAAATTCGCCGCAAACATTTTCAAAAATACTTAGAAGCATATAATAGAGTATTGACAAGCCGTGATGCTGAAAAGTATGTTGATGGTGAAGATGAGGTAGTTGACTTTGAAACACTTATCAATGAAGTAGCATTACTAAGAAACAAATGGTTGGGCATTATGAAGGGACTTGAAGCCAAACAATGGCAGATGGGTCACATCGTAAGATTGCGTACAGCCGGTATGGAAGATATCACAATTGGATAAATTTGACTGATGGATCAATATCAATTAATCTCACGCTGGATACAAGGTAATATACCTGGTAAGATACTACCATGGCAAATAGACTTAGACACAACTAATATTTGCAATCAGGCCTGCTATTATTGTAACACTGAGCAATTTAGAAATGAATTGCCGGTGTACCAGTCCATTGAACAATATAGTAAACTAATAGACAGATTGCACACTTGGCGACAATACGATAGCAATGTTATAGGAACATTAAGTAATGTAATCTTTAGTGGTGGAGGAGAACCCACATTACTTCCCGGCTATGAAGATTTGTTAGAAGATGTAATTGATAAAGGTTATGTAGCCGCAATGAACACGAACGGTACAAGACTACACAAGATATTAACAATTGCTACTGATAAGTTAAAACGTATGGCTTACGTGGGTCTTGATATTGATAGCGGCAATCCTGACACGTATGAGTTAATACGCAAAAGTAAAATGGCAGATAGTCCTTTTGATAGAGTCAAAGAGACAGCAAAAGAGTTAGGTAGTAGAGGTGTTCCACTAGATATAAAAGCATTACTAATGCCAGAGAACACAAGCCAGCTTGAAATCAACAGTATATTTGAGTATGCAAGAGATGTTAAAGCACGTGCAGTTCATCTACGTCCTATGGTATTGAATGGTCATAGTTTTATGATGAATGATGAAGTTGCTAGTAGGATCAAAACTGCTAGTGAGTTTTATGGCATCAAAACAGATATATCATTGGGCAGATATGATATTAGAGAATACAAACGATGCCATCAAATGTTTTTGTTCCCTAGTTTCTGTGCTGACGGAAACATTTATCTATGTTGCGAATATAAAGGGCGTGAGGATACTAAATTAGGCTCTTGGATCGATGATGATTTTAGAGATATTTGGTGTAGTGATAAGCACAAAGAAATCTATAATAACTTTATTACAAGTTTCTGTAAGCCTTGCAGACCTAACTCAACCAATAACAGAATACAATCTGCTATGAATGATTATAGTCAGGTCATTAAAGGGTTTATATGAGTGATATGCTCAAGTACTAATTTCTTTTTGTTATTATAAACTGATTTTAATAAATTAAAATTATATTCAGTTGTACCAACCGTTTCATTAAAGAAATCTCGTTTTTTATTGAAATCCCAATTATCTATATCCCTACACAATTTAACTATTGCCATCAATCTTGCAGTTGGGTTTTCTATATCATCATAACTCTCATCAAAGAAATCACTGAAAGTTTTGTAACCCAATGATTTTAAATATTTTAAAGAATGTTTTGGTCCAACTAGAATAAAGGGATGCCTGTTAGCAATAGCTTTCCATGTTTTTTCAGTATTGAAAACATCTTCGGTATAGAAATTAGATTCAGTAATAACACTTATCAATGATGAGTCATATACTGCTTGTTCAGGGTCAATGATTTTAATCATATCTTTGAGGTCTTTCCTCGTATCAATGACAGCAGGCAAAGTAAAACAAAGTTCTTTCATTTTATCGTTATTCATGATATCAGCGGATTTAAACATTTGTTTAGTGGTAGCTATGATATCATATGAACTTGATTCTTCAATATTATAGTTGCTAGCAAAATCTATATTTTTAACAGAATGTGTAGAATCATTTGTTGATTTGTGTGGCATACTATAAAAGCTATTATTTAATAAATCAAATTTCCAAAATAATACATATAAATCAGTTCTATGCGGTTTATATCTTCTATTGTAGCAAAGAAATGTTTTTTTGACTTTGTATATATTGTCATTGGGTTTTGGTATATTTTCTAATTCGTTTAGTTCTTTGCTACACTGATATTCAAACCATTCGTAATTTTTTACAACCATTCTTTCTCGTCCAGGTATATCACTTTGTATACAATATTTTCTATAAATGTCAGGTGCATTCACACTACCGGTCAGAAAAATAATTTTATATAGAGGAATGTCCCTAGCTTTGAAATATTCGTGTAATAAGAATAATATATTTTG